CCAAGGCTATGTCCATCTTGCCAGAAATATTTAGATGAACAACATCGAGACAGGCTCGGTACATTTTTCCAATCTCATCATGATCCTCATCTGTAAGTAATAAAGACATGTCTCCCGAAGTGAGGGCAGGGATAACATTGTCAACACAAAAATCAATAGTGGAGAATAAATGATGGAGTATAGATGGATTCTCTTTCCTCATGGTTTTGATATGCAAAATGCGAAAGAGCTCCTCTGAGTAACCATTAGATTGTTTTTCGGAAACGAATCCTGAGGTAACTAAAAGGGTGATCAAGCCTGCAATTTTCTTACCAAATTTTCCTTTTGTTAACAAGGTCCAATTGGCTTGGAACCATCCACTCTCAGGGACGAATTCACCTTCTGAAGTGCAATCCTCCCATTCTCCTGAAGACCCTTCTCCAAGAATCTTCATAACAAGGCCGGTCACGGTACCAAACAGGCTCTTGCTTCCCATCCAAGTCTTCACATAAGCTAAGACTGGAATGATCATGTCCTGTAATGAGTCACGCTTGCTCAAATCAATCAACAATAGTAAGAGACTTTCAAAGCGGGACAACATTGCCTCGACGAGGCTATCATCCGCGCTGAATTGAATTGATCTCTTCACTCTGTCTAGAAATCTTTGAACAGCATTAATTTTCTCAGAGATATCATGAACTTTTCCAGGAAGAGTAAATATATCATCGAGAAGACCAGCATCTGGCCGAAAAGCGTCGGCAGTCGCACTCGCTCTAGTGAGTCGAGATTTTGAGTCATTTCTCAAAGTGAGCCAAAAGGGGTCAGGCCACCTTCGAGAAAATCTAATTTTTGTTTTAAACGGTAGTGTTTTAACGCTAACACGTAGCGGCGTGGAACCGTCTTCAATTTTGAAGTTTCCACCGCGGTCGGTCTTGGCTTGCTTAATGTCCACCAAGTTGGACGCATGTTCGACGATTCTTTTGTTAGAACCCCCGGCTGTAGTGCCCTCCACACCTCTGGACGTCTTTCCAGATAAGGGTGTCATTATGAAATGACTAAAGGCCATACCTCCACTGGAGGAATGGGGTCATGAAAGACCTCCCTTGTCATCGGGATTTATAGCACCAAACTCTTCAACACCATAATGCAAATAGTACTTTTGGAACTGACAATTCCAAAGTAAATAATTGCGGAAGTAAAAGGTTGGTAGAGTGTCTTTTTAAAGCAGAAAAAGACACGAAACTTGTTTTATGTGGGCGCTCATACCCTGTCCGTAGACGACAGCAGATTTGTCGGAAAATAAATTACCATATAGGTTACTGAATCCCTTGAGTTGCAACTCAAGGTGTACAGTCATTTTGTTTCGCCAGTGCAATATTTGTTGCTGGCTAGTCTGAGATTGCGACCAGACTTCTAGGAAATTCCTAGGGTTGGGTTGATAAACAAAAACAAAAACACATTGTTAAAAAGATAGAACGTAAACACGTTAGCAGTAAGTAAACGTAATTAAACGTAAACACGTTAGCAGGAAGTAAACGTAAAACTATCAACAAAGCTGTGATTGCAGCATCTTCAATCAATTAGATCGCTTGACCTGTCATGGGGTACACCCATGACAG